CGATGTCTAAGATTCCCTAAAGGAACGGACAAGGACCCCCGACCAATACACATGCTAAAAATTCAGGTAAGGGGGGTTCACGATGACCCGAGCATTTTCAGTAAAAAAACAAGATGCGGCGATTGAGATTGAATACCAGCGACTGAAAAAAGTATTCGCGGGAATCCCCGCCGAAAAATTAGCAGCCGCAGACAACTTATTTCAACGCGCCGCATTTATGACAATCACGCTTCAAATTTTGGAAAAACAAGTTAAATCTGAGGGGCCTGTAATCGATTTTAAAAACGGCAAACAACAGATGAAAGTTGAAAATCCGGCCCAAAAATCTTACAACACGATGATTAACCGATACACAGCAACCTACGATAAACTTTTCAGTTTGCTACCGAAGGGTATGGATATCGTTCCGCCTGATCCCGGGAAAGAATCAGATGGATTCGATGATTTTGTTGGGAATCGCGGTGATTGAGTATGCCGAAAGATTACAGTGACAAACGAATCAAGTACCCAGATGATTATGACCCTATCACTGAATATTGGGATCAGTTCAAAAATAATGGCGGCCCAATCGTTGTTGATGAAAAAATATTCGCTACTTATCGCCATCTACTACAGAATATGGGTAACAACGCCCTGATGTTTTACTACTCCAATCGCCGGGCCAATCACGCGATGGAGTTTATTGAAAATTATTGTCGCCATTCTAAAGGGAAAATGGGCGGTAAGCATATCAAGCTGGAACTGTGGGAGAAAGCCATGGTTGCGGCTATTTTTGGTTTTATCGATATTGATGGCAACCGACAGTACCAGCGGGCCGTGTTGATTGTTGGCAAGAAAAATGGGAAGTCGTTGCTGGCTTCCGCAATCGGTCTTTATATGCAGATTGCAGACGGTGAGGCGGGACCGGAAGTTTACGCGGTGGCCACAAAAAAGGATCAAGCCAAAATTATTTGGAACGAAGCGAAACGAATGGTTCGTAAATCCCCGGCACTCGCTAAGCGTATTCGTGGCCGGGTGGCCGACCTAAGTTCCGAAGATTATAACGATGGTGACTTTAAGCCAGTTGCATCCGATACTGATACGCTTGATGGCTTGAATCCCAACTGCGTTTTAATGGATGAAATTCATCAATGGAAGAATGGGGAGCCGCTCTATAACATCATGGCTGATGGGGTAACCGCCCGGGAACAGCCACTGATTTTAATTACGTCTACAGCCGGGACAATCCGGGAAGATATTTATGACCAAATTTATGATGAAGCTGAAATGACAATTAACGGGTACGACCAAAAAGACGGCTACCGTGATGACCGCTCAATCTTCTTTATCTACGAATTGGATAAGCGAAACGAGTGGAAAAATCCGAAGATGTGGATCAAGGCCAACCCCGGATTGGGAACCATTAAAAATGAAAAGACACTTGCCGAAAAAGTTGCCAAGGCCAAAAAGAATCATCGCCTGGTAAAAAATTTGGTCTGCAAAGAGTTTAATATCCGCGAAACTAGTACCGAATCATGGCTGACGTTTGACGAACTGAATAACGAAATGAAGTTCGATATCGCTAAATTGAAACCGCGCTATGGTATCGCCGGTTCTGACTTGTCGCAAACTACCGACCTTACCGCCGCAACAGTTATTTTTCAGATTCCAGATGACGAAAAAATCTATGTTAAATCAATGTATTGGCTACCGGAAGACACCTTACAACAACGTGCCGAAGAAGATAATATCCCCTACGTTTTGTGGCATGAGCAAGGTTTGTTACGGACTAGTCAGGGCAACAAGGTTTACTATCGCGATATCTTAGATTGGTATCAAGAGATTCAGGATAAGTACGATATCTATCTGTTTAAAGGTGGCTATGATAGTTGGAGCGCGACTTACTACGTGAAAGACTTACAGAATCGGTACGGTGAAAAAACATTCGAACCCGTGATTCAAGGGAAGAAAACTTTATCAAGTCCGATGCATTCACTGGCAGCTGATTTCAGAGCGAAGCGGGTTGTGTATGATAATAACCCAATTACGAAATGGTGTATCTCTAATACCACAATCGATATTGACCGCAACGGGAATATTCAACCGGACAAGGGCCACAACCGGCGTAAACGAATTGATGGTTTGGCCGCAATCTTAGATGCCTATGTGATTCGTGACAAATATTTGGATGAGTATCTGAACGTCATTTAGTGAAGGGAGGTGAAATTATTGGGATTTTGGAAAAATATTTTTAATCGTTCAGATCATGGTGTGCCCGTGTCGCCGGGTTTTAAGTTGGTGACTAATCTGGGAAGTAACTACTTTTCGTGGAATGGCCGCGTTTATGAATCTGATATCGTTCGTTCGGCGATTGAGGTTAAAGCTGGGGCAATTGGTAAAGCAGTTGCTAAGCATATTCGCGCTGGTACGAAAGATTCGTTTACAGAGAATCCGGACGTATACATTAAGTTCCTGCTGAGTGACCCGAATCCAATCATGACCGGCCAAATGCTACAAGAAAAAATGATTACGCAATTGGAGTTAAACAATAATGCATTCGCGTATGTCCAACGAGATTCTAACGGGCTACCCAACGCAATTTGGCCAATTACAGCGAATTCAGTTGAGGCTTTACAGAACGATCAGGCTACTTTATTTTTGCGATTTTATTTACGAGACGGGCAAATTTACACGTTCCCGTACTCACAAATTATCCACCTCCGAAAAGACTACAACGAAAATGATATTTTTGGCGAATCAAACGCCGCCACTCTAACGCCACTGATGGAGATTGTGAACACAACGGATCAGGGGATTGTGAACGCAATTAAATCTAGTGGCGTTATTCGTTGGTTACTTAAATATCAGCAATCATTGCGGCCGGAAGACGTGAAGAAAAATACCGAAGCGTTCGTTGCCAATTACCTAGCTAGTACCGATGGTGGAATCGGTGCCGCTGGGGTAGATAGTTCGGTGGATGCCGTGCAGATTCACCCGGATGATTACGTGCCAAACGAAAAACAAATGGAAGCTACCACCGAACGAATTTACTCAATCTTTCATATCAGTAAACCGATTATTCAAGCCAGTTATACCGAAAATCAATGGATTAGTTACTATGAGTCGCAGATTGAACCGTTCCTGCGGCAGATGAGCGAGCAGTGGACCCGTGTACTTTTTAACCGCCGTGAACGCTCGTTTGGTAATTCGATTGTGTTTGAATCAAACGATTTAAGTTACGCATCAATGCAAACCAAACTGCAATTAGTTCAGTTTGTAGATCGGGCGATTATGTCGCCTAACGAAGTTCGGAGTTACTTCAATTTGCCGCCGGTTGCCGGGGGCGATAAATTACTGCTACGGAAAGATACCGGGACAGCGAATGAACCGATGAAGGGAGGTGATGAAAACAATGAAGACACTGAAAGTTAGTGGCGAGGTCATTAGTAACGATGACGCTTGGATTTATGATTTTTTGGGAATCGATTATGTAGATCCCAAGATGATTCAAACGGGGCTTGACAATGCTAACGGTGAGCCGGTGCAAGTTGAAATTAATTCCGGTGGCGGTAATGTATGGTCCGGTTCTGAAATTTATACCATGCTGCGTAAATATCCCGGTACGGTTACTACTCAGGTTGCTGGATTGGCGGCAAGTGCTGCTAGTTTAATCGCGATGGCTGGCGATATTGTTGAAATTAGTCCCGCCGGAATGTTGATGATTCATAAGGCGGCAACAGTCGCCAATGGGAATTCAAACGATCTGGAAGATGCGCAAAAGATGTTGGATAGTGTGGATTCCGCGTTAGCCAACGCTTACACGCAAAAGACCGGGATTTCTCACGATGAGATTCTGGCGTTGATGGATTCAACTTATTGGATTTCACCGGATGATGCTATTGCAAAAGGATTTGCAGATAAAGTTATGTTCGATGATGCAAAAGAGCCACTTCCCGCTGTTGCAAGTTTTGGTGGGATTCGAAATATCGAAAAATTACGAGATTTATTAAAAGAGTCAACTGCTAGTGACAATTCAAAGCAGTTGGCTTTTTCTAATGCTGAGTTTGAGTACTTACAACTAGGAGGAAAACAATATGTTTAAAGACGAATTTTTAAAGCAACGCGCGGATTTGATGGCGAACGCAAAGACTGAACTCACGGCCGGTAACACCGATAAAGCCAATGAAATTATGGCCAAGGTCAAGAAGTTAGATGCTGATGCCGAAGCCGGTGCAAAGGCCCAAGCAGATTTGAATGCGTTGAATGACAATCAACCCATGGCACCTAATCCAATCATCACGAATTCAACAGATGGTAAATTAAAGCCAGTTGCAAAGGTACAAACGACTGATACCGAAAATGAAGAAGCTAAGGAAGATCCACGCTATCAACACGCGTGGGCTAAGTTTGCCATGGGTAAGACGCTGGACGCTACCGAAGCTAAAGTTTTGGATTCTGTAAACCGGGTTGAAAATGCTGAATTTAGTCACCAAACGACCAACACGCCTACGCTGATTCCTCAAACTGTGGTTGCGGGTATCTGGAAGTTAGCCGAAGAAGAATATCCATTATTCGCAGACGCTCGGAAGTTTAACGTTAAGGGTAAGCTGATTATCAACAAACATGATGGCATCGTTGCCGGGGATGCACAATGGGTTGATGAAGACGCTGTTGCCGATGACGAAGAAAACAAGTTTGGTCAATTAATTTTGGACGGCTTCGAGTTAAACAAGGTCGCTACCGTGTCATGGAAGATGAAGGCCATGAGCGAAGCCGACTTTATCACGTTCCTGACTAAGGAATTAGCTGATCGGGTAGGTGTTGCGCTGGGTGTCGCTACTAGTCATGGTACCGGTGTTAAGCAGCCTAAAGGTATTATCACGCTGTTGAATGAAGAAGATTCAACGCCACAAGTTAAGACCTACACGGATCAAGTCGGTTACAAAGATTTGACCGGGGCCATGGGCTTAATCCATTCTACGCTGGCAAACGGTACGGCTGTCTACGCCAACAACGCGACTATTTGGAACCAGTTAGCCAATGTTGTTGATGGTAATGGTCGCCCAATGTTTGTTGCTGATACGAATAATGGTGGGGTCGGTAATATTTTCGGTCGAACGGTTAAGGCTGATGCCGGTTTGAAAGATGGCGAAATTCTGATTGGGAATGTATCAGAAACCGTTGATGTTAATACTAATGAATCCATGTCAGTTGCTATGGAAGACCACGTTAAGCCACGTCAAACCGATTACGGTGCATACGCAATCGTTGACCTCGGGTTATTGACTACTAAGGGCTTTGCGCTGTTAAGTTCAGCCCCAAAAGCGTAACCCCTCAAAGTGACGAACCGACAGCTAAGCCGACTAGTGCAAGTACCGTCTCGGAGATTACCGCGTGGCTTGACGCCAACGGAATCAAGCATGACGGTGTGACGCTTAAGGCCGACCTATTGGCGTTGGTTCCTAGCGATTAGGAGGGGACGCGATGGCTGAAAATCCATTGATTGAAAAATTAGAAAGTCACATTCGTTGGGAAGATGGTATGGATGATTCCATGCTTGATTTTTATCGAGAATCCGCGGATCGATATGTGGTTAAGAAAATTGGTCACAGTGAGGACTACTTAACTATCATGGTTGCCACTGTCATGTATGACAATCGAAGCGCCACTGAGGATTTAGGAGCGGCACTTTTATCGTTAGAACCGATGTTTGCGTTGGAGGTGCTGACTGATGACGGAAATAACCAACAAACTTAAGTATATTGGGACACTGCTTGAATTGGGTAGTGATGTTGATGAAGACGATCGCCCGGTTCAAATGTGGTTGCCATCCCGACAGATTCGCTATGAAGAAATTGGAACTACCAGTAGTGAGCAGTATTTGGCCATGCAAGCTAAGACTGATATTGCGATGCGAATCATGGTGCGCTATGACAAGCGAATCACTACTAAATTAAGTCGGATTCAGATTGGCGAAATTAAATATAAGGTTGTGCGGATTTATTCTGAACGTCCGGAACAAAGAATGGAGCTGAGTTTAGCTTATGTTGATTAAATTTGATGAGTTTCGAACGCGCCTAAAATCTAGTGGCCTGAAAGTGTTTCGTGATAAGGCCCCTAAAAATACGGCGTTCCCATATCTAGTGTATTCGTCTGGTGATGTTTCGGAGGTGTGGGGAAGTTCAAAGTCTGGTGCTACCCTTTGCGAGTACCAGATTTCTCTTTTCACTGCTGGAACAGAACAGGAATTACTACCGATTAATCGGTTGCTCAATGATATTCCTCATCAGCCATGGCACTCGCAACAAGCGGATGAGAATGATGACACGATCACGAACTTTTTCACGTTTGTACGGGTGCTGGTAGATGAGTGATGGGAATGGATTTGAAGATATGGCTAAGAAACTCTCAAATATCAATATTGGTCACTCGGTTGAAATGTCCGCGCTGGAAGAGGCTGCGGATTTTTATTTAGAAAAATTGCTTCCACAAATTCCAGAATCTGTTTTAAATCATCAACACGCCCGCGAACATGTTCACGTATCGATTGAGCATGATGAAGTTCATGTGGCGTTCGATGATAAAGCATGGTACTGGATTTTTCCGGAGAATGGAACGATTTACCAAAAGCCGCGACACTTTGCGCGGGGTACTTTTCAGCAAAACCGTTCAAAGATTGAGCAGATTATGCAACAAAAAATTATGAGTCACATGAAAGGATGATTTAAATGGCTGACGCAACTAAGAATGAAGATGTGAAGCTAGTTACCGGTGTTGATGATGCGTTTCTAGCAATGAAGACTACTTCCGAAACTACAGGTAGTGCCCCGGTTTATGATACGAAGATTTGGCGCTTACCAACCATCAAGAAGGTTGGATTTAAGGGTAATGGGAAGTCGGTAGATGTCTACGCATCTTCTAAGAAGTTTACGACTATCGCGCAAGAAACTAGCATTGAAGTGACGGTATCCCACTTAGGTTTCCCCGTAGAATTATTGGACTTGATGCGGGGCGAAGTTGCGAAGAATGGCGTTACGTTTACGAAGACCTTTGCAAAGACGTTACCTGAATTTGCGTTTGGGATTATCGGTGATAAGGCGGACGGTGCCAAGGATGGTATTTGGTTACCATCTGTTACCCTTGATCCCGCCATGAATGACGAATGGGAAACTTCTGAGGAAGAATTTAAGGAAGTTGATTTGGATATGACGCTGAATGCTAGTGGCTTGCGGAACAGTCAAGTTTATGCCGCTCGCTATTCCTCAATGCGTGAATCTGCGGCCACATTCACCATTGATGATTTCTTCAAGCAGGTTATTTTCGATGATACTTCATTAGAAGCGGCTGCTAGTGCAGTTACCAGCCCGGAGGGTTAATTTATGGCTAAATTAAAAGATTTACTCCCAAAAGTTACCACCGACAAGAGCACTATCACAATTCAAGGCGTGAAATTGCCCGTAGCTTTTACCATGATGAGTATGGAATATGTTCAGGAAGCCTACGGTAAGAGCTTTCAGCAATTCCAATCCGATTTTGACAAGATTTTGAATAAGAAAAATGTCACACTCGGACCAAAAGAATTGCGGTTGGTTAACTCTTTGATTTACGCGATGGTTCGAACCGGTGGAACCGAAACGACTGTAGATGAGTTAATGAATGCCATTCCTTTTAACGAAATGCAAAGTGTCTACACTGCGGCCATGAAGATTTTTAATACAAGTTTCTTCCAGACAGAAGACGCGGAGAAATTGGGCGCAAAAAAATAAATAGGCAGCATACGGACTCCCATCCGGTCGGTGACGACCCGTGGGAGTTTTATTTGTATGTTGCGACAACTTTACTCAATTGGACGCCGGATTTCATGCTATCCGCTACTCCGAATTATTGGATGAAATCCTATATTTTGTGGCTAAAGATGAATCGCGAAGGCGCGATTAAGGAACCGGAACAAGTCAAAGAAGTCAGTTTAGACCAGATTCCATTCTTTTAGAGAGGAGGTAAAACTATGAGTGACGCAGTTTCAAACGTAGTAATGAATTTCAAGTCGAACGGTGCCGCTAACTTTAATCGAACGATTAAAGATATTAATACCATCATGAACACGGCTGCTAAGGAATATCGCGCGCAAGTCGCCGCGATGAAAGAGAACGGGACTTCCGCAGATCAATTAGCAGCCAAACAACAAAAATTAGCTAC